AGATGAAGTACCCGCCGCGATACCCGGTGAGGTCGATGGTGGAACCGTTCACATCGGCGTTTGAAGCACCGCCGTTCCGCGAGGCGGGGCCAACCGAGGAACCCTGCGTCAGTCCGGTTTGCGGCGAATGGAGGGGAGACATGCGACCCATCGTCGTCTTCCTTTCTTGGGGGAGAGGCCGGGGTTTCCCCCGGCCCGAGCGCCGGGGGATTAGCCCTTCAGAATGCGGAAGGCGTCAGCGAGCGCGTACGCCGAGTCGTAGCGTTTGCGGGCTTTGAAGGCCACCTGGTCGGTGTTGAAGTACACCGAGTCATCGCGGTACACCGACATGCCGAGGCGGTCGGTGAAGTAGTACTGATTGAAGTCGCCAATGGCGCCCAGCTCTTCGCCGGAACCGACGGTCGAGGCATCGTCCCAACCAGTGCCATCGAAGATGACCACCGGCCGGCCGAGAAGCTGCGTCCCCGGTGCGCCCGTCAGCAGGTCAGCGAAGTGCATGCCCGCCGAGGCCGAACCCACGGAAACAAACAGGCTCATGAGGCTGGAGGTGACGTGCCAGGTCGCGTTGCGGCGCCACTGAGCGGGCAACTCGAAGTACGCTTTCACGATTTCCAGCGCGGTGGGCGGGCTGGCGAACACGTCCGTGATGTCCGAAATCGCGCCCTGCGGGGAAAGCGTGGTGCGGAGGCCACCGGGTTCCGTGGTGCCGTCGCCTTCGATGGCTTGCTGGTCTTCGTAGCGGCCGGCCTCTTCGCCGTAGATCTGACCCAGGAGAGCGGGAATGTTCACCGCAGTATCGGAGAGCAGTTCCACCGAAAGGCGGTTGTTCGTGCCCGACTTGCGGATGGTGAACGGGACGTAGCTGAAAGCGGGGTCGGAGTCGGCCTTGCTTTCTTCTTCCGCGATACCAGCCCAGGTGACCGTGGTAATCGTCGGCCAGGTGCCGCCGTCGCGGGTCGTGGTGAATACGCGGGAGATCGGGCGAGTCACGCCGCCGAGCTTGCCGGGGTTGTGGATCACCTCGAACCGCTGATCGGTCGGGACGGTGTAGCCGCCTTCCGAGTCGGTGTCTTCCTGAAGAGCGTTGAGCGCCTTCAGAGCGTCCGGGCGATGCTCGCGGAGCCACGCCTTGCCCTTGCGGAGGTAGAGCGCGAACGCTTCCTCCTGCTGGGCCTTCACGTTCCGCAGTTCCGGGGTGAGTCGCTTGAGGATGTCCGGGTGCTGGACAGCCACGGCCTTGCCGCGAATCCAGCCTTCGGAGTTCTCAGTCGCCACCGGAAGGATGGCATCACCGATCTTGACGTACTTCGACGGATCGAGGTTCGCGGTGTCAGCGTTGACCGGCTTGATCTGCGCGGCATCGTCCTTGTTGCGGAGGTCGGTCGCCATCTGCGCGATCTCGCGTTCAGGAGTGCCCATCGCTTTTTCAGCGTCGGCAACCTTGGCCGCGTTCTCGTACGTGTGGCGGCGCTTCTCAGCGTCGGCCCACGCGCGGTCGAACGCTTCTTTGTCGTCACTGACCTTCCCAGCGGCAGCGACGGCTTCAGACCATTCGTTCTTCAGTTCAGTGAGCGTAGGCATGGATAACCTCCATCTGGGCGGCGGCTACGAGCCGTCGCGCTGCGTCTTGCCAACTGGGGATGGCTGGTTCCTCAACCGTGTTGGTTGGTCCTGTGGTTGCCTGCCCGACAACCGAGTCCGCGAGTCCGGCCACCACAGCCTCTTGATCGCTAAACCACGTCTCAGCACTCATCAGTGCCCGCCAATGAGACGCATCCTTGCCAGACCTACCGGCGTAAATACCGGCGATCGCAGCCGTCATCGTGTCGAGCACTTCCGCCGACTTCCGGTGATCCGAAGCGGTGCCAAGCGTGAAAGCAGACGCCTCGTGGATCATCATCAGAGAACCCGGAGACATCTCGATGGTGTCGCCAGCCTGCGCGATCACAGACGCGATCGATGCCGCCAGTCCCATCACCCGGACGTTCACCGTTGCCGGGTGCTGCTTCAGGGCGTTGTAGATCGTCGTGCCGTCGGAGACGAGTCCGCCTGGGGAATTCAGGTAGAGGTTGAGCTTTGGTGCCTTGACTTCGTTGAGCTGCTTCTGAAACTCAGCCGCACCTACGCCGCCGCTGAACCCGTCATCGGGGAAGATCGCGTCGTAAATGAACAATTCCGAGACTTCGGCCTTGTTCTCGAAGCGAAACCAGTCACGCGGAGTAACCCCCGGCCCGATTGGCCGCGAGGCGTTCTGAGAGTTCCACAGGTTCCTGAGACGTTCTGAAAACAAAGAAACGTTCCCACGGACGGCTCCATTGGGAACGCTCTAGGTGGCCCACAGAGGGCCAAACTTGCTATGTGCTAAGCGAATGTTCGCAAACGCACCGATACCCTGTCAACAAGGTTGAATTCGAACCACATCCGGCACCGCCGGCAGTTCACGCGAATCCGTCCAGGGTTCTCGACTTCACAGATGAAATGCTCGCACTGTGGACAGAGCACCTTGATCACGCGCCAGCCTCCCTGAGTATCCCTTCCACCTGCCGTTCCAACAGCGCCGCGCCTTCGAGCGGGTTGTTGGGATTCTTGCCGCCACCGTCGCTCATTGGCGTGATCGTCCCGTCGAGTTCGACGATCACCTGGTTCCCGTTACGGATGTAGAAGTCGCCGTTAGCCTGCCGTGGCAATCCCACTGATTCCAACGCTTCGTTGATGGTGAACCCGCCAGTGAGCACCAGCCGCACAACTTCACGGAGTTTCCGCGAGCGGTCCTCTTGGAGCGCCCGAACCTGCGAGAAGTCGTAGGTAACCGTTGCTCCGCGATCGCGCGTGGTGGCGAACTCAGGCAGGAGGTACTTCTGGAATGCCCGCGCCTTTCGCATCGTGTCGGGCACCATCGTTTCCGCCCAGAATTGGTGCTCCGCTTCCTCGACTCCGAGCGCGTTCCCCTGCATCGCGTAGCGGGCGCCGACAATCACGCCAGGGACACCAAAGACAGAGCAGATGCGCGACTCTGAATGGAACCGTGTGGAGTCCATCTCCATGTCACTCTGCTTCAACCCTAGCGGGACGTACTCTGATTCGTCCATGTTCAGGACAAGGACGTTGAACCAGTTCTTGAACCCGTTAAACGCCTGCCGGAATCGGCCTTTGATCTCCGTCGTCTGATCCTGCGTCATCTTCCCCTTCACCTTGAGGATGCCCATAGGCACCCCGGCGTTACGGAAGAATGCCGACTCAAACGAGGTCATCTCCGAGTCCACATCGCCCTCGGTGGCGAGCACCGCGATCTTCGACATGCCGTAGAAATCGTTGAGCAGGTTTGGTTCGAGGATGTGGATCACATCCCGCCGTGCCAGTCGCGCCCGTTCCTCTCCACCGACTGTGACACAGAACACGTCCAGATCCGCCGTGCGCCCCGGTTCGATCGTCACGTAATCCGGTCGCAGCAATTCCAGGGAGGTAACAGGGAACCCCTCGAATCCTTTGCGTGGCGCTCTAGCCTTGTGAATGTACACGTTGCCGGCGGCTTCAAACTGCGTTGCCATCAGTTCAGCGAACGCCTGCCCATCCTGGTGCTCGTTCGGGTCACGAAGCAAGTCCAGCATCCGATGCTGCTTCACAGGCGTCCCGTCACGCCGCACGATCATCGGTTCCAACGCTGCGAAGCTGGTGGCTTTCTCTTTAATGCAAGAGTAAATCAGGGAGTTCTTCCCGTACCCGTCCCGTGCGTACTTCAGGGTAGAGTTGGGGTTCGATTGGTCCGCGCCAATCTGCCAGGTAGGGATGTACTCCGCTGCATTCTCGGCGCGAGAAAGGCGCATCCGGTTTTGCTTCCAGCCTTCGATGAGTTCGGTCATGTCACATCCCTGCCGCGAACATGAACGTCCGCACTAGAAGACCCAGACACAACGCCGCCACCAGAGCGAAGGCCATCACGAACGGCAGCACCAGTGCCGCCTGCACTAAAGCGCGTAGACGCTTCATCAGCTCACATTCTAGCGCACAATCCAGCCGCCCGTATCTTCGCGCGGTTCCTGAATTGTCCCGTACACCACATGGCTCGCCGCTTGCGCCGCGTCCATGATCTTCCCCTTCCGCCGCTTCTGAAGGTAATACCCGTCCTCGCCTGTCTCCTTGATCGTGGCGTTCAAGATGTGCGTCTCTAGGGTGTCCGAGTCGTAGTGGAACCGTTCACCGGAAATCAGATCGTACATCCCCGTCGCCGCCGCGCTCCGCTTCATGCCCTGCTGGTGCATCAACTCACACGTCAGCCCTTCACCCTCCAGGTCCAGCACCATCAACTGCGAGCCGTAGGGATCGAAGACGTTCACCGCAACGTCGAACTCGGCATTGAGGTCGCGGATGAACTGGCGCACGTCGTCGAGGGGAACCTGCCACTCCTCGTCGTACTTCCCATCTGGCTTCCGGGGCCGCTCCCACGTCCTGGCTTTGACGTACAGGCACGGTTCCCCGATGTGTCCGCACGGTCGCCCCTCACCGCCAATCCACTGGCCCCACGCCACCGCTGTGGAGTCGATAGACCGGGAGAGGTCAACGCCTACCCACGTTGCCGCTTTGTACTCATGGGCGAACGCCTTCACGCGGCAGGCACGGAGCTGGTCGCGGGTCACCCAGGGCGAGGCGCCGTAGTCCACCCATTCGTTGCCGTAGAGCCTTCTGAAGACGCTCTCAGGGACGGAAGACAGTTCCCCCGCATAGAACCCCTCGTCAACCGTATGCCCGTAGCTGGGGGACGCCAGTTTGGGGTACTCCGGGTCTCGGTAGTCCATGTCTTCCGGCGCCTGCCACCAGCGGAAGAAGAATCCCCCATCTGGTTGCTCGCCACGTTCGATGGCCCGCCCTAGGAGGTACATCTGGCCGCAGCGCGATTCCTCAAGGTCGAGGCCCGCCGTGGTGATGGCGATCTGCATCGGCTGTCGCCGCGCCGCCGAGCCAGTGTTCAGCGCCGCCCACAGTTCGTCTCCTTCGCCGGCCAGCCATGCGTGGAGCTCATCGAGGATTACCCCGTGGATGTTCAGGCCGTGCTTGGTGCGGCCCTTCGAGGTCAACCGCTGGATGAACGAGTACGGGTCTGCCTTGTTCGTCAGCCGCGTGGATTCGACGGTCACCAGTTCCGCCAGCGGTGCGCCGTCCAGTTCGCACATCCTCCGCGCCGCCTCGAAGACCATATCCGCTTGGTCCTCACTCGCCGCCGCGCAGTAGATGGCCGCTGAGCGTTCCCCGTCCGCCAGCATCAGGTAGAGCGCCAGCGCAGCCGCCAGTTCCGTCTTTCCGGCCTTGCGAGGGAGTCCAATCAGCGCCCGTCGATACCGCCGCACCCCATCGGGTTTCACCTCGAACAGTTCGTAGAGGAGTTTCTTTTGCCAGGGGAGCAGCACGAAGGGATCGCCCGTCCACCGACCGTTACTCAGGAGGCAGAAGGATTCGATGAACCGGATCACCTTCCCGCCCGTGCTCCAAAACTCGCGGCCGTTCACCTTGACGAGTTGGGCACCGTGGCAGGGAGGCGATGCGATGGTCATGCGTACCAGTACCCAACGGCTCGCTCACGCTCATCCGCCAACTCCGCTACTGAAGGAGCGAGCGTTTCGAGAAGTTCGAGCAGGACACCATCCCGTTCGGCATGCTCCGCTTCGATGTCCGTGAATGCATCCTTGGACGGTCGCGAACGAAACCACGCTTCGGCTTTCTTAATCGCTTCCTCGGCATCACTCATAAGTCACCATCCAAGTCGATTACTTCAGGCACGTCCTCACTGAGCAGCTTCAGCAGGTCGTTCGCTGACTTCCCCGCTTCGCTCACCGTGAACTGCAACCGCCACCGTGCCATCGGGTTCATCCCGAAGCGGTCACTGTACTTCTGAATCCGCTCGCTCAAATCCTTCACGTCGATCGCCAACGGGTTCCGCTTCAACTGGCCGTGGCTCCCCTCGATCAACGGCTGCTTCTTGATCGCCGCCCTGAACCGCGCCCGTTCATCCACGCACCGCGCCCAATCCTCCAGGTCTTCCCGGTCCGCTTCGATGTCCACCGCCGCGCTCACTTCGCTTCGCCAGAAGGATTCCCACACTGCTTTCCCGGCTGGCCCAAGGTCGCTCGGCGGCGCCGGCGCAATGAACGCATCCGGTCGCGCCAACACCGTCATTCCACGGCCACGTCCGCCACGCTTGTTCGTCAGCAGGCTCGGGTCTTTCTGCCTTGCACCAGCCACCTTTTTAGTTCACCACGCTAACCATTATCGCGATTCTGTACGCACACGGAGTTGAGG